AGTCGCCCCTATGGTTAATCCGCTATAAAGCTGAACTGTTAAAGTTCCGTTTCCTGCAGCAGCACCTGAAGCTGTAACAATACCTTTTGCCTCTGTTCCCGTTGCAGGGTCAAGAATAACAATTGTATCATTAATAGATATTACATTTACAATTCCTGCAGCAACTGGTATTAACAAGCCTGTTCCAGCTCCACCACCTGTACCCGCTACGTTATCGTACGATATATGTAAACGATTTTGTTCAGACCAAATAACTTGATCAGATGTCATTGGCATTTCAGCACCAACCATTCTTAAAAATCCAGATAACGTTCTGTTTCCATAACGCTCTACTTCTGATTCGTAGATTTCTGGTAAATACTGCTGAGCAAAGTCAGCAAAGTTTCCTGGGACTCCAGCGGCTCCCCCGTTGTTATTCCATTGTAAATAATTTGTCGCAAGTACTGATTGTGTTTGCGAAGGGACTATTGCCCCAAATTGTGGTAATAAACTCATTTCTATTAATTTTTAAACTTTTTAATTTTTAGTTTTGCGGAGTCCGCTCCAGAAATTGATTTAACCTTATAGGCACCAAAACGAGCACTTTCAACAGGCGCCGCTTTTCTAGCTTCCGTAGATGTATTATTAGATTTGTTTACAACATCTCTAATAGCATCTGCTTTGCCTTGTTCGTAGAAGTGATTTGCTATTTTATCAGCATTTGCTCCTGCGTATAAAGCCTTGTGATACCCTTTAGTATCTTTAATCGTACCATCTTCCCCAAGGAACTTCCCTATGAAATTACCAATGTCCGATTGTTTTTCCCCCACTTGAGCAGCATTTTGAACCCCATATCTAAACTTTTTTTCTCCTAAATCGAAATCGAAACCTTCGAAATCTTTATTAAATAATTGTTCAGTTTGAGTTTTAAACTTCTCATGATTTTGGGAGTTTCTTTCCTGATCCTCCTTATATCGATTAAAAAAATCCGATGCTTTCTGCTGATCTTCCGAAAGATTAGGTGACTTCAACTTGATGTCATCATAATATTTTTCTTTAGTATCTTGCAAAAACTTTCGGGCTTTTGAAACCTCTTCTTTATATGCGAGTTTTTTTCTTTTGATGTCTCGCTCTTCATCAATATCTTCATCAAATGCGAAAGTGTCCTCGATCATAAAATCAATTTCTTCTTGCGACAAATGAGGTTTAGTACTTTTATAATATTCTTTTACTAAGACATCTCTATCAACATCTTCATAATTTGTATTGAGCCTAATGTAATCTTGCATAGTCCCACCTGTTTCTTTCATAAAGTCTACCAGTTTGTTTATATTTTCTGGCAAATTATTTTGAATAGGTTGAGATTCTACTACCGGTTCTTCAGCTTTTACTTCTACTTTTTCTTCTTCGGTAATTTCTTTAATGACTGGTTCGGGCGTTCCTTCCCCCACTTCCTGTACATCTACGGCTGGTTTATTGTCATCCACACCATCTGTGCTTGACTTTTGAACGGCATCTTTTTCTTCCTTAGGAATTACTACTCTAGTTACATTACTAGGAACATCTATTAAAGGTTCCCTATTTTTAGCCGCTAATTGTTCGTCGGTTAGCTTTGGCTTGGATTGGATCTTAAAAGATCCTTCCGTTTTTGTTTGTTCATTCATGATATAATATTATATAATTATTAAATACTTACTTAGTTAGGATCAAACGAAGACAGATCAAACCCACCCATAACGTCATTGCCTTGAGACTCAAAATTCTTAGGCATTCCTTGTGTTTGTCTTTGCTGTATCAATTCGCTTTGCTGAGTTCCCTGTATTTTTACCCTTTTGTCTTTTCTATCTTCTATTTCTGCTTCTTTTTGTTTAGTAGCGCCTAACTGAGCTTGAGCTAATTGCATACTGTATTCAAACTCTGTTGCCATTAATTGTTTCTTTATTTGAGCTTCTCTTTCCATCCTTTGTATTTCGAATTGAGACTTAGCTTGTTCTATAGCAACTTTTTCAGAGGTAAGGGCTTGTTGTTTTTGCACTTCTGCCATTGCGGCTTTTTCAGAAGCCTGAGCATTTGCTTCTGCTTGAGACTGTATGTTTTGTTGTGTTACGGCTTGAGCTTGCTCTTCTTTTTTCTTACGCTTTATTTTTAGCATTTGATTAGCTAACTTAATATTTTTTATTTCCCGTATATCAATAGCGTCTTCTATATCAATACTTCCTTGTTGTAAAGAAGCATTTATATTAGCAGCTAATTCGGCTTTTTCTTCATCATCAGGCTCCATTGCTAAGTATATGCCAAAATCATGAAGGTTTAAATTTTGTATTTCATTTAATGTTTCTACATTAAAAGTAGATATACTATTCATTAAAGAATTTCTAGTAAGAGGAAAATTTAATACATCAGCTATTTTTAAAGAAATGTTTTCGCAAGTACTTAAAGCTAAAAATAAGCTAGCCTCTTGAATATGTCTAGTAGCTACGTTAGAAGCGTTAGCTGCCATTTTTTGCAAACCAACTAATGCATCTGCGGAAGGCAGAGATCCATCTCTGGCTTCATTTAATCCTGTAACGTCTCTAATCATTTGCATATTATAATTATACGCTGTAATAAGAGATTGTATTTTACTCATGCCATTAGAAGAACTTAACTCTTGTATAGGGACTTTACCCCTGTTCATGTCCCCATCTTGAGTAAGGGATCTACCTACAACCGAACCGGTTTGAAAATACATGTTTAATGCCTCTGCTGGATTGTAGTTTGTTCCATTTCCTAGGTCTACTTCAGCTAATCCGTCCATGTCTAAAAATATACCATCGGGAACCATCCTAGATAAGACTTGTTGTATTTTTAAGTGAGTTAGCTGTATAACATCCGCAAAACCTATACATTTGCTTATTAATGATTGTATTTTTCCTTTATACATTCTAGGAGCACACAAAGAATAACTCATTTCAACTCTAGTTGTATCAGCTAAAGGTCTTGTCATGTTTTCTGACATCTCCCACTTAAGCATTATATCGGTTCCTATGATCTTTGCTCCTTCGTACAAAACTTCTATAGACCTTGATACTCTTTCAAAGTTATCATTTGGAGGAGGATTAAACTCATCAGTTTTTTCAATAGCTTTTTCTAAACCTGAATCTGTTCTTTTTATTTTAAATACTTGGTCAGTATAGGTTTTATATTCAAAATATAACACCTGAACAGTATTGGAGTCGTAGTTTTGAAGGCCTCTAATAAAACTTCGGCTACCTGGCATTTTCTGTATATGCTCTAATTCTTCGTTAAGAATATTTGGAAATTCTTTTTTAAGTTCAGGAATAGTTATAGATTTAACTTCTCCTACATAGTATATATCATTAAAATGAGGGTCTTCTGTATAAGACCAAACACAATAAGCCGGATCAACGTAGTCAACCACAACACCCTCTGCGGGGTTAAAAGAAGTTTTTGTAATACCTATTCCTATATTAACTAAATCTTGATTTACTCTTGACTTAGTTAAATCAAATTCATTTGTAGCTAAAACAGTATTAATTGCTTCCTCTTCAGCTATTTCTATGGCTTGCTTATAAGTAAGCTGCATGTAAAGGTCTCGCTCCTCAATAGATTCAGGTAAGTCTATAGCCGGAACATTAGTTCTTTTTATATTTACACTTAATATTTTGTTTGCGCGCTCTTGCTCAGGCAATGTTACCATATCAAAAAGCAAATTTTGTGCAAAATCTGTTCGTTTTTTTAGTGACTGTGGATCTTGAGCATACGAAGTTAAATCATACTGTTTTTGAGTTATGCCATTAGCAACTATATTAGAAAATTTAGACAATATAGGCACTGGTTTCCAATCTAAATTAAGATAAGACAAATCGCCATTAATAGCTAATTCGTCTTTGTATTTTTGAACGCTTTGCTCTCCTCTCGCATATAAACGTAGGTTATGAAAACTATTCCAATTTGTAGCATAACGATTTGATCCACTCCCTCCATAATTAAACCATTCTTGTTCAATAGCTCTACTAACTTGAAGTCCGTATTTTAACGTAGCTTTCTCAGCGTCACTTACAACTTGATCTGGAAATGAGCTATTAGTATTTGTACTTATATTCATTTATTATATTATTTTTGAAGTAGTTCCCTCGTTGTTATATTTTTTAAAACCTAAAGAATACGATTTAATTTTAGTTATACTTTTAGGATTATACCTATGCTTATTACAAGCCATTAAAGCTAGCCCCGAACTTATAGAAGCATCATGCTTGGTTCTATTATTTATATCAAACTTAGCCCAATCTTCTAAAGTTCTTTGCAAATACATATCGCCATAACCATCTTTTTTTTCTCCTACAAAATCTTCTATATATGTTTCTATAGCAGAAGCATGCGCTTGTTTTATATCTTCACTTGAATTAGGTATACCACCTACTTCTCTTTCCGCTAATGACAATTTGTTGTATGTTTTATCGGGCCTATTAATACTAAATCCTCTATATCCTCTACGTTTTAAATAATAAAGTAATCGAGGTTTATTATTTTCTGCTAATAAAGGCATACTATAAAATACTAAAGCCATAAGCACATCTTCAAAAAACATTTCTGCTGTTGAAGGTCTTGCAATATATTCAAGAAAAAAATGATTAGGAGGTACGTTTTCTATAGAAAATTTTGTTAATCCATGAAGCGATCCGTTAGAGCCGCCGCCACCAACAACACCGCTAATGTCATAGCTATCACATCCAAAAGCCCCCAAATGTTCGTTGCCAGGATACTTAATACCATTTTTTATTATTAAGTTATTTTGTTGTTCTTGATCTGGTACCCAAGTAATAAAAAATCTACCATTTTTATTTGGATAGAACATTACTTTGGTGTCTTTAATACCGTTTTCCCATTGAAAGTTACCTTGAGTAACCATGGCAGAATTTTTTAATTCTTCGTTGTAATCTATTTGTTGATAAATTTTTGTTAAATTAAAAATAGATTGTTTAGCTTCATCTCTAAAAGCATGTTGCTCTGTTCTTGGAAACTGCCGATAATATTCGTTTAATGCATCGGCATCATCTTTTAATCCATCAACCTCATTTTCCCAGTGTTGTATTACACCCTCTGTAATTAAATTTCCTTGTGGATCTAACGTTTCTTTTTTTGGAGTATCAAACACAGGATAACCGTACTGATCAATAAAACCCTCATAATTCCATTCCATAGGAATAAACAGTTTATATAAACCTGTTTTAGTCTGTCCATTTTTATTTCTTAACAAGGTATCTGAACCATCGTACAATTTTTTAAAGTTTTTACCCCCTTTATCTAAAGCGTTTGATGTTGATCCCATCATGCATTTGCCAATAATTCTACTACCTAATCTTAAACAAGTTTTAGTTACTCGCCAGTTGTTAAGTATATTTGTAGGTCTTTCCCATTTTCCTGATTCATCATGAACAAGTAACTTTAATTTTTCACCATCATAACTATTATCACCTGTATTTTTCCAATCAATAGTTGTGTCTAGCCCGTCAAGCTCAGTAGCCATTTGATTATCTTCTAACTTACGTCTTGTAAATTTAGAAGCAGGCACTCTGTAAGCTAACTCTGTTTTCGGACGGTCCATCCCGTCTTGTATTGGCTTAAAGAAAAACGGATAGTTTACCGAGATTGGTACAACTTTATCCGTAAACATTTTTTTAGCATCAGCCCCTGATTTGGATAGTATGCCGAATCTAGAGTCTGAAGATATCGTAGCTGAATTAACTGTTTCTCCCGACGACATGAATGAAAATCCAGAGCGTCGATTTTTAAGGTAACAAATACCGTACGATCTTGAATCCGCTTTGCAGGCTTCCCAGAATATATAGAACAATCTATTTGATTCCCTAAAGTCCGGTAATCCGACATCAATTTTGGACCACTGCAGGTACATGTAGTGAGTGCCAGTAATGTAAGTAGGCTTGCCTTTATTAATAAACCAAAACCCTTTTTCACGTCTTTCAAATTCTTCATCTATATATGGATGCCATTGCTCTTTAAAACTATTGGGATAAGCATTCCAATCCTGGACACTTTTAATTTTTTTTAATAACTTAGGATACTCAGTGGCTTTCCACTTATTTTCTCCTAGGTCTTTTGCACTTTCTGTCTTGGGTAATGCAATCATTACATTACCAATTTCGTATATATCGCCTATCTTTCCGGTTTTACTAATTACAACAACATCGTGTTCTTTGTTATAACCGTATTCCCATTTGGCATAGCGATTTTTTTTACTAATCACAGAAGGTTTTATATAATCTTTTGTAATTTTATATAATGTTTGTTCGTAAGCCATTACTTAGATCTCCCCTCTGCAAACCCTTTGAATTTAGGCTTACTTTCTTTATCATTAGAATTCGCAATCATCTGCTCTTCTTCTTGAATCTTATTTAATATTTCAAAAGCGTCAAATATGCAAAGCTTTTTAGTAGCGGCAGCATTTTTAAGTCTGTCAGCAGATATATCTTCTTCTGAGTCAACGATCTTTTCTTTTGCTACCTTTACTAATTCTTTAATTGCTTCGCGCCCAGCCGCTATTATATTCTTCTTCGTTTCTATCGAGCTCATACTTTATAACAATATCATTTGATTTCATACAATACATAACTTGATTATCTATAACAAATTCCCATTCGCTATTTGGTGTAAATCCAATTATGTCCCCTGGATTGATTCCAGCACGTTTTAAGGACTTATTACCTATTTTTAGTATACCAATAAGACTAGCTGTTTTATCGCTACTAAAAGGGTCTTTGTTTTTGACCGGAGCAACAAAGCATCTATCGCCAAATGATTTCCAGTTCTTCTTATTCTTGTACAAATATATTTGATCTATTGCACACATAAAAAGTCCGTCTTTAAGAAACGATCTACTATTTTTTTTAAGTCCTTTCATATCATAAAAAACTCTAAACACGTTATGATGCACTACAATTAGATCACCTTTTTTTATGGGTGTTGCAAATGCCGCTGGGGTTTCTACAACTTCCGCTATATTATTAACGTGCTTAAAACTTTCTATAGAAGTGTTGGTCACAAGGTTCACTTCCCCAACCTTTACCGTATTATCATATCTTTGGCCTACCGGCTTTATGATAAAATCGTATATACTTCTCATTAGTACTCCAAGTCATACTCAACGGATATTGCCATGTTAGAATTAAACTTCTTCCATGGCATTACCTCGTCTTCTTTTTTTATAAATATATTATAAGAATTATCAGACTCTTCAAATATTATATGAGAAATTTCGTGCCCACCATAAACTGTCTGCTTAACAGAGTAATGCATTGCTTCGTTCTTGTAGTCAGCACCTATACTTATCTTTCTTATAATATTACCCATGACCCTACTTTTCTTTATCCGTAGGTATTACTTCATAAGTACCATCAGTTAAATTAATATTAATAGGTCCATACTCATCCTCAATAGATTTTTTAAAGTCCTCCATTTCTTTTTCAAGCATATTTATTTGATAAATAGCTTTTGCTTTTTGAACTTCTAATCCTCCAATGTGCGCACAAAACTTTTGTAAGTCTGCTTGCAGCGTTTGTACTTTCTCTAATTGTTCTTTACTGATTGATAAGTTTTCTGATTTCATTTTTTTTACTTTACTCATTTTAATTTAATTTAATTGTTAATTTATATTAATATTCTCTATCTACCGCTTGTTGGCTTTGGTTTTGATGGTGAAATCATCTCTTTTGCAAAATTATACACAAAGCTTCCTATGTCTCTATTTCTTCCTGATGTGCGCCAGCTGGAACCGCCGCCTCCAAAATCTCCCAATAACTTTCTGGGACCGCCATCATCCATTGATTTTTGATCTGCTATGTCTATAGCTCTTTCGTATCTACTCGGTTTGTTGTCCTCTGCAATTTCAAATATATTTTTTTCTTGTCTTAAGGGTACTCCATTGGTTAGAGCTTCAACTTTTTTGTTTGCTAAAGGTGCTCTACCGGGTTCTTGCATGTATGCCATTGTTTCTTGTTTTAATGTTAATATTAGTGTTAATTTTTAATCTTTTTTTATAAATAAGGAGTCGGTTAATAAAAAAGCTAAATGGCTATTTTCAAAATAGGCTCCTACAATTAGTAATGTAATGAATAAATATTTCATTTGATTATATTTAATAATTATTTTTTAAGTGGTGTTTCTATAACGTATTTAGCATGAGGAAAATAATAATCATATCCTGGATACATTATTTGAGTATATCCCCGGTCGTCAGTCCCTAATACTTTAAACTCGACTCCTTTCATTGTTATGTGCTTCCCTTTTATGATATTTTGAGGTTTGTTAACGTCAGGGCTGTTTTTTAAATAACCTTTTTTAGAAGTTTTCATTTATGAATTTTTATAAGCTTCGACTTCCCAAGGCAAATTTTTTGCCCCTTCGTTCATAGTGCTTCGTGGATATTTCTTACCTTTCCAATAAACGTAGTCATCATCATAGTCTAAATCACCTCTTTTCATTTGATTGATGTGCACCATCTCATGGTCTATTACGTTTTTTTCTTTTATAGGTGATATATTATTGTTTAATATAATAACCCCTTTATTAGTAGCTACCCCATTAGTGTCATCGCCTAGATCTTTATGATAAATAGGAGTGTTAAATATTTTATAAGGAGCACTAATTTTAAAAGCCATATTTATATTATTAATAATAGTCTTGCGAAACGTTAATCCCGCAAGACTATATTTATTTTATTATGCGAATGTTGCAGTTCTAAAATACATTTGAGCAGGCGCAGCAGCGTTATCAACTCCTACATTAACTGTAGCAACTACTCCTCCTGGATTAGCAGTCATTGCGGATCTTACCGCAGATACTAATGGATTAGCATTACCTGATGTTAATGTTGGGTTAACTGCAGCTGAAATGCTAGTAGATACAGCTAAAGTTAAAGTTTTGTAACCAGCTTCAGAATTTCTTCCAGTTAAACCTATTACTAAAGTTTTAGCATTTGCTCCTGTTGCTCCAGTTGCAGTTACTTTTGTGATGTCTTCAACATTTACTAAGATACCTTCGGTTGGCCCTAGTGGCTGTACAGCTGCTGAATTTTTTACGTTAAATTTAATGAATTTTGCCATTTTGTTTTTGTTTTTGTTTATGTTTATGTTTATGTTAGGCTAGGTTTATACAGTCCTATCTGTTTATTTTTTTAATTTGTTTGTTATTTTTTCTCCTGATCTCACAACAAAATAACCACCAACAGCGGTTATCATAAGTGCTTTAAGAAGATCGATCCATTCTGGGTCTATGTTAAATGGTATTGATGATGTGCTATCTAATATAACGAACAGGAACATACATACCAATAAAAATGATAATGTTAATGGCCGTACATTTTTTGACAACCAACTATCCGAATGTAAATCTGCTTCCCATCGTTTAGTTATCTCTTGTTCTCTTACCGCATCTGTTTCCAGCTCAGCGAGTAATATTCTTTTATCTAGTTCAGATAATTCAGGGTCACCTTTAATTGCATCCCCTAATTTGCTTAATGCTTCAACACCAGTTAATGATCCCGCCATATCTAGCAGTTCTGGTGCAAACTTTTTTCCTTGAGCAGCTAAGAATCTTAAGGCTTTTCCTACAGCCGTTCCTTCACCACCGTTTTTTTTAGCATTCGGATTCTTACTCATTTCTTTTTTCTTTTTAGAGAAGAAGTTCTTTTACCCATTCCTGTTCTTTTCTTTTCTGCTACAGCTTTTTTCTTTTCAGCGGGAGACATTTCCTTCCAGGTTTTTGGGGTTTTTGAACTTACTCTTTTAGAGGGTCTACACTTTTTAGTTTTTTTGTTTTTTGTAGATCCACAAACATTACCTTTTTCGTCTGTCCACTTTTCTTTAAACCATCTTTTTAATGCAGCTCCTTTTTTTGTTTTACGAACAGCCATTACTTTTTGCCTCTTTTCTTACGACACTTTGCAATTGCCCCACTAGCATACGCAGAAGGGAATACTTTATAGCTTTTTTTTATTTTCCAATAACAAGCATCTTTGTTTGTTTTCTTTTTCATCTTCTACCTGGATTAGTTATTCTAAATACTGGCTTTGCATCCCAGCCGTTTCTGCCTTTTGATCCTTTTGTACCTTTCATAGAAGGCTTCATATATTTGCTAAGGCACCCGCAATTTTTTTTATTTTTCATACTAACAGTTCCATTTTCTTCGCGCAGCTAATCCTCTTTCTGACTTCCAGCCTTTAGATCTTGCACAAAATGATTTACGTCTTTTAGCAGCTTTACTTCCTTTTTTAAGTTTTGAAGGAGGTGTAGTTACAGCCGTTTTTAATTTACTGCCAGGATTATCTTTACGGTACTTAGCAACTCCTTTAGCAGTCATTCCTCCACCAGCTTTCTTACCTGTGCCTTTTCCCTTTTTTACTTTTGCGTAGTTTCCTTTAGATTTTTTACGCGAGGGCGCCTTGCCTCTTTTTTTAGGTGCTGCTTTTTTTTTGACTGCCATTACTTTTTCTTTTTAGGTTTAGTATGCGTGTACCCCTGTTTTTTTAGTGCGTTATGTTGAGCCATAGTTTTAGCTATTTTTGTAACTTTACCTTTGTACATCTTATGTACTTTAAATTTTTTTGTAGCCATCATTCTAATGTTTTATCCCACCGGGCTCTAGTTTTTCTTATATCGTAGTGCGTGAAGGTATTATATTTGCCAAGACCTCCTTGCAATATGTGTCCGTGCTCAGCTAAATTATCTATAGTTTTGTAAACTTCCAGCGGGTCTAAGCCATTTACTTGAATATCTGCTGCTTTGCCTAAAATATGTTGAGAATTTGAAACTCCTCCAACCTTTTTGTTATGTTTTGGACATCTGTAGGCGTTTGTTAGTTTGATAGGTTTTCTTATGAAATCCCTAATGTTCTGTAATTGCCCAGCTAGTTTTTGAATTTCCATCAAAACTTCTTCTGGCATATTACATCCACAACTACAATCAAATTCAGATTTACTAAAATTTTTAGTAAGACTCATTGTAGCGTCCTTTCTTAGCACACTCTGTAATTGGTTTTGACTCATAACTTGATGGATATTTTAATAATTCCATACCTCGTATTCCTGAAGAAGAACCTTTACCATGAGGTCTTCCCATTTGACTTAAGGGACCATCCCATAAAGCACTTTCTCCTATTTCTCCTGAAGCTCCGCTTGTTGCGTTAGCTATTGGTTTTTTTGTATATTCCATATTTTTTTAAATTAATGCACTATTAAAAGGATTTATTGAACTATTTCTTTGCTCTGGAGTTCCAAAAATTGCTTCTCCCGTAGCTATAGCTTGTGGAGCCATAGATGAAGGAGCTGAAGGCACATTAGATCCAAGTGTTTCTAAAGCTGCTATCCTAGCTTCTAGTCCGTCAGTGTCTGCCATAGGTGCTGCTGGTGCTGCTGGTGTAGGCGCTGCTCCAGCTACTCCGGCTACTTGACTTACTGCTTGTTGCTGAGCTTGTTTTCTTTGTTGAGCTTGTTGCACGGCTTTAAGAGCTGGGTTGTTTGAAAATTTAGCTCCCAAACTATCAAAACTTTTCATTGCTGCCATTATTCCTGCCATAATTATCTTGTTTTATCTTTATTAATCTTTCCTATAGCAGTGGCTAAAGTTTTATCACTGTAGGAAATTCTTTTCATTGCTGGGTTGCGTCTTGTAGAAGTTGGTATATCCTCTGTCCCAAGCATTATTCTATAAATCTGTTGTATTATATTTTTTGTTTGTAAACTAACCTGATATATACTATAGCTTTTATCTGCTCCATTATAACCTCTCCATTTAACTATCCAACCTTCTTTTAGTAATCTATTCCATCTTCTATTATCCCAAGAATAAATTAAAATACCATCTTCAAAGTCTTTTCTTGTAAAGTTACCTAAACAATCAAAATATATTAGTAATTCTAAATCTGCATCAGTTAATCCGGTTTTTTTACAAGCCCATCTTCGTATTACTCTATAATGTTTTAACAGACCTATTTCTTTTAACTTTTGGCCAGTTAACTCTCTCATAAAACAAATACTACGTCTTGAGCCTTAATAACGTGATATGTTTCTTTATCAAGCTCTATTTTGTGACCCGCATGACGATCGTAATATATTACATCATTTTTATTTATTCCGTCACATTCAGATCCTGTAGACACTACCGTAGCTTCTACGTATCTTATATCTTCTCGGTGATTCTCAGCTAAAAGCAACCCGCCTTTAGTTTTAGTAACACCTTCTTTTAATTTTTTTATTATTATGTTTCTACCTATTGCATTCATATTATCCTCTTACGTTAGACATAACACAGTTGGTAGACAATATAGTCGAAGCAACTGAGGCAGCATTTTTTAATGCCGACTTGGTAACTAGCACAGGATCTATAATACCTGCTTTAAACATATTTACTGTTTTTCCAGTTTCAACATTAACACCAAAATCTTTTTTATTTATATGCTCATATTCTAATCCTGCATTTTTCATAATCGTTTTGCAAGGATAATACAAAGCTTCAATAACTAGTTCTTCACTAGATGACTTTGGTTTTATACTTCTGATTGCATTAATTAGTGCAACTCCGCCACCGGCAACCACACCTTCTTTTATAGCAGCTTTAGTTGCGCATATTGCATCTTCAACTCTATCTTTCTTTTCACTTAATTCAACCTCAGAATTACCTCCAACTTTTACTATTGCAAGTTTTGCGGCTAGCATAGCTAATCTTTTTTCAAGTTTAACTATTTTGTTGGGATTGCTTTCTATAAGCAATTGTTCTTTTATACTTTCAATAATTAGTTTAATATCTTCTGATTGTTCTTCGGCTACTTGAAAAACTGTATCTTTAAATGTTGATACCGCTTTAATGCAATTGCCTAAACAATCTAAATCAATTAAATCTAAATCATCTCCTAAATTCTCGCTTACTACAGTTGCTCCTGTTAATAAGGCTAGGTCATCAAATATTTCTTTTCTATTAACCCCATGTGTAGGTGCTGGAACTATATTAACTTTTATAGAACCTTTGTTTTTATTCATTGCAAGAGCTGCGGCAACTTTAGGATCAACGTCTCCAACTATAAGTAGTGCCAAGTTATTTTTTATAACATGTTCTAATATAGTTTGTATTTGTCTAATTGTGTCTACTGCTGAATCAACTAATAATATTTTTGGATTATTCAGCTCTACTGTATTGCTTGCGTGATTAGTTACAAAATGATTATTAGTAAAACCTTTTTCATACTGCACTCCCTCAACTACCTCTATACTTGTATTACCGTCTTGTGATGTTTCCATCATAACAACGCCCGTTAAATCTACAGCTCTGTATGCATCAGCAATTAATTTACCTAGTTCAGCATCATTGTTAGTAGATATAGTAGCCACTTCGTCGATCATATCACCATTAACTGGTTTAGCTTGCTTTTCTAAGTGAGTTAAAGTTTTATCTACAATATTATTTATTGCATCTCTTTTTTCCCTGCTAGTAAACTTCATAGGCGACTTAGCAAACTCCTTTAATATGGCATGAGCTAATACCGTAGATGTTGTAGTCCCGTCCCCTGCCTCAGCAACTGTTCTTCTTGCTGCTTGTTTAACTAATGATGCGCCCATATTTTCTACAGGATCTAATAATACAGATAATTCTGCTACCGTTACACCATCTTTAGTTATTACAGGCACTCCCTGGGCATCCTCAAAAATTACGCATTCGCCTCCTCCTCCTAATGTCGAGGCTACGGCTTCCGTAAGTGTTTCGATACCTTTAAACACTTTTTCTCTACCTTTGTCACCAAAGCTAAATTGTTTTACTATTTGATTCATTTAATTAGATTTTATTATATAATCACACGTAATTTTATAAAGCTACAGATTAGTAGCTTATATAACTAGTCCGTGTAGAATATTTCCTGATAATCTTCAGGTAGATAACTTTCCATTTCAGTTATTTGTTCAGCTGTTAATTCATCTTTGTAAAAATCATTTGCTAAAACAAACAAAAAATGTTCTTGAATTTCTAAATACACCTCACTCTCAAAAGCAACATCAGAAATTTCTTGTAACTGAGTGGGCAATTGAGTTTGTATATTTAATATGTCACTTTCATTGTATCCTTTTTCTTCTGTTACTGTATTACGTTTCATATTTAAGATTTTAATATTTCTATTTCTGCTTTTAATTCTTGTATTGCTTTAACTAAAACTGGTATTAATCTACCATAAGATGCTTCTAACTTTTCTGGATTTGCACCATATACTAATTTTAAATTTTCATCATCTACTTCTTGTAGATCTTGTGCTATAAATCCTAAATCTTTAATGCCCACTTTAGCACCATCTCTTGTGTCCCAATCAAAAGTAACCGGTTTAAGTTTGTCTATTACATTTAAACCATAATTAGAATTTTCTATTTTTGTTTTATCTCTTCTATCTGAAAGCGAAGAAATTGTGCTTACTTGACATCTTAAGGCAGAAATAGAAGCATTACCTAATACTATTTCATTACTTGCGCCGGTCGTACTTGGAGCGGCTTCGTTTCCTACAAAAGAACAATTAGTTCCATTTACATGCCCAGTACCAGAATCCCTACCCAAATATGTGTTAAAAAAGCCGGTTTGAAGATTTTCCGCGGAATCGTTACCTATAGCGGTATTAAAACTACCCGTAGTTAATACATCCATGGCATTCCGGCCAATAGCAACATTATAACCTCCGTTTACAGTTCCACTGGATGGTCCCTTTAAAGCATTATAACCCATTGCTGTATTTCCGCTACCTGTATTATATTGTGCTGCAAAAGATCCTAGAATTGCCCTGTGTTGCCCTGTAGTATTACTATATCCCGCAGATCGACCTATAGTGACACAATCAGCACCTGATGTATGAGAATAAGATGCTTGATACCCCATAGCGATTAGCCCCTGTTGTGTAACAAAGTTTCTTCCTGCTTGATAGCCTACAGCTACGCAGAAACCACCGACAGCGGAAGATGTGTCCATAGCTTGATGCCCAATAGCAACACAACTACTACTATTACTGTTTTCTAAGGTTTCTTGTCCAATACAAACATTATTGTACGAAGTAGTAATACCCTCGCCTGCTTCAACCCCAATACCTATATTTGAACCGCCTGTTGTAAGAAAACGCATAGTTCTATAACCCATAGTTATATTTTTTTGACCACTTGTTATAGCTAATAAGGTATCTTTTCCTATTCCAACATTATTTCTTGATGTAGAATTAGCTGCCCCATATCCTGCTTTTTCACCAATAAAGATATTAGCAAAAGCAGAAGTACTTGTTTGATTATACCCAGCGTATGAACCAATAAATGTAGCCCCAAAAGTTCCTGCTTGATTATAGCCTGCCCGATTCCCTATAATAATCGCGTCTATTAATGATGACGTAGAAGCATTCCCCGCGTTTTTTCCTATTATGGTACTACGTCCGCCTACACCTCCAGCAGGCACGTTTACTAACGATGACCCTGCGTCTGAGGTTGAGCCAACGAAACAATCTGTTAAATCGTTTAATTCTGTAGCACCACCACCACCTCCGCTAGGGGTAGCAATCCAAGATAAAGTTCCCGAAGCGTCCGACTCTAGTATTTGGTTAGTTACACTTGGTAAAGCGCTCGGCAATCTCAATGTATAATCGGTGCCTGAATTAACAGGTCCTTTAACACCTACGTAATTTGCTGAATTAGGTGCGTATAGTTTTAGAAAACCAGGATTAAGAGAATCTCCTAATATGCTTAACGTGTCTGTTATATCTGCTCCAGCACTAGTGGTTTCAAGTTTTTTAACGTTATCGTAATATAATTCTACTGAAGAATCTTGATTGCAAACTATGTAATCTTCAGCGGGATTTGAAACGCTCTGAAGCTTTAAGTCAGCTCCTGCCTGAATGTATAAAACACCATTAAGGTCGCTTTCTCTAATATAAGAGTCATTGCCAGAACTATAAATTCGAAGGTTATCATTAAAAAGAGCTTTGGTTCCTCCTATAAAATTTGTATCTTCTTTAATGAGGATTCTATTCGCGCTAGCGTCAATTCTCATAAATTCCTTAAGAGAATTATTGTAATTTGCAAAAAAGGTAATATCTTTTCCGTTTTCAAAATTTCGAAACTCAAGATTACCAGTTAGACAATAAAGAAAGCTGTCAGTTCCATCATTAAAAATTTGCATGCCGTTGTACCGGCTTTTTACGTTGTCTCCGTGGAGTGTATCACCAGTCATTGTACCTCCAGCTAAAGGAAGATAATCCCCAAGTAGATCGGTCGCTAGTATTCTTTTATTATTTGATCCATCATATCCTACAACAAAAGCTATGTCTCCTATTGCAGTTGCCTCAGTAAATTCTGAAAATTTTATATTTGCCATTGTTTATTATTTTATGTTTTTAATTTTCGGGGGTTAAGTTATCTCCCGCTTCAGATAATATGAAGTCGCCATTCTCTGCTATAATAAACGGGCCACCACCACCGCCGCCATAGTTAGAGGGCCACCATATACCGTTGCCTATAGATTGTCCACCCATTACTTAACAGCTATTAGATCAGCAGCAGTAGTCCCAGTAGCTAATACATAATCTACTATTACTGGCAAAAAAGATCCAGCAGGTAAACCTTTAAACACTACAGCCTGTGCTGCAGTAGGTCGCCCCGTACCACCAGCACCATTTACTCCTGATAGTATTACTTTTACATCACCACCTGTTCCTATAAATAAGCATGAGCTATCTATGTTAGTAGTGTTATCTATTGTGTTGCTAGCAGTTACTGCTACCGCTATTGTTCCAAAATCTGGTTGATTTGCGTATTGTCCCATTGTTTATTTTTTATTATTTTTTTATTTTTTTAATCGTAAATTTTAATTTCTACGTATATAGAATTTGCTGTCCCAAAATCAGCAGTATCCCCTCTGTTGCCCGTAGTAGTTCCTACCTCAAAACATTCGATAGCTATTAGACTAACTGCCTTACGCCGTATGTTAGTAGCTTGTGGGAATACATTAGTATTTGCTCCTATTGTTCCCGCTACGTTTGAGTTATTTATATAACAAATTGTTTTATCTGTAAAAATACTGCCCCCAGAATTTGAAATATCATATACACCAACCCCCACTCTAACAATTGACCAAGTTCCTCCTATGTGATTACTTATCATTGTTATTGTAGGTGTTGCTCCCGCAGAGGCTACATCTAATCTAAATGCTGTCATTTTATAGCCGTTACCCGTATCTACTATATCTGCTAATGTAGTATAATAAACCTGCTTTGTAGCTCGCTGCGAGCTAAAATCCATGTTTGCATCTCTGCTTGGTCTAGTCGAACTATCTGCGGGATCTGTAGCTAATGCTGTTAAAATATAATTATCTGCCCCTAAATAATCTACATTTACTACAGGAGCCGTAGCAGACCCCGTCATAACTATACCGTCTTGTCCTGTAACAGAAGTAACTGTTCCTGTAAATTGATCGGTAGAATTTATAGTAACCACTCCGGTCCCACCTGAGGGACTTATATTTACATTAGTGCCGGCAACAATTTGTGATACACCACCACCACTACTACCATTTGCAGCAGCCGTAACAAATCCATATTGATCTACGGTAATATTAGCATTAGTGTAGTTTCCTGCAGTTAAATTAGATTGTACAGGTACATTTACTGATATAGTACCGTTCGATGTAATAGGCGTATTACCTATTGTTAAATAATTACTAGATACTCCAACCTCCGTAACCGTACCTGGATTGCCTCCTGGTATCGTAGCCCAAGTTCCGTCTTGTCTTAAGAATTGCCCGGGACTTCCTCCGTTTAGATTTAATGTTAAAGCTGGAGTAGTATTTGCGTTTATGACCCCTGCGGTAAACGCAGCTATATTAGTTGAGTAAGATACATTTGTTACTCCACCACCGCCACCCGATATTAACTGATTAACAGTAACAGAACGCGTGGGAGTTCCGGGTAAGCTCATGTCAGAGATTACTAATAAATCCTCGCCAGATACGTTTGTAATTCCCGGATATGTAGTTAATATACTCATTAGTTTGTTTTTATATTATGCATAAATCCAGTTGCTACCATTGTAAAATACAGGAAGTTTGTTACTCCCACCTCCTGATGCATTTCCTCCATAAGTAGGGGTGCCTCCATCAGTTATATAAGTTCTCATACCTACTACAGGACTTGCGGGTAGTGTAGCAAATGTATATCCTTCTAATACTACAACTCCTTTTAAATATGTTTCTGTAATACTATCATTTCCTATAGTTGCAGTGTTACTTCCCTTACCAATAGTCTGATATCCTATAACTATCTCGTTTGTGTTTACACTAGTGGAAGAAACAGTATCAGCCCCTATATATACGGAGTTTGAAGACTCATTACTAGTCCCAGAATTGGGTGTGACACTATAAGCACCAGCTGTCGAACCTATAGCAGTATTATTAGACCCGGAACCTATGGTTAGTAAAGAAGAGTATCCTATACCTGTGTTTTTTTCGCCGGTTGTATTTTGATTTCCTGCAGAGGATCCCATAAAAACATTGTAATCAGTTCCTTGACAATTTCTTCCAGCATTTCTACCAATAGCTATATTATCTAAACCAGAAGTAGTGACGCTAAGAGCATTTTCTCCAAAGGCTATATTATATTGACCATTTGTGCAGGATTCCAGAGATTTTAACCCCATAGCCATATTCCCAGCACCTGAGATACATGCTTCTAAAGCCTCCGTGCCAAAAGCTATATTTCTACCCCCCGTAGTATTATTTAATAAACTGTCCGCGCCTATAGCTATATTGTTGGTACCTGATGTATTTGACTTTAGAGCTCGATAACCTACCCCAACACAGGTGTTAAGGGTTAGATCATCATTTAGCCCTGCTTCAAATCCAATAAATACACTATTTCCTAAATCTATCTGAGACACTCTACCGCTTACCTCTAGGGCTGCTGTTGTATCTGTAGCCGCAGTAGTTTTACCTATTACCACTGCATTCGAATTGTTATTGTAAATGTCATTTCCAGTAGCAGTCCATAAACCGCTGCCACCGGCAGCCGCATCTATTTTAATGTTATTACTACCGTTATCAGTTAGTGTTATACCCGAACCTGCCTCTAATTGAATAGTGTCTACGGCACCTGTCGCTGGTGTTAGAGTAATATCGACATTATCACCATCTTGAGCCGATGCTAAATCATAAGTTGTACCACCACCCGTTCCACTAGAAGCATTAGTAACAAACCCATACTGATCTACCGTAACAGTAGCATTGGTATAAGTCCCTACGGGAACTCCATTAGCAGGCATATTCACTTGAATAACACCGTTGCTTGTTAGTGGAGAGTTATTTATGGTTAAATAATTACTGCTTGCTCCCACAGAAGTCAAGCCACCACTACCACTAGCAGCAATTGTAATATTATTATTCCCAGTCTCAGTTAAAGCTATACCAGCACCCGCTGTAAATTTAACAATATCAGTAATACCCGAAGAGGGTGTTAATCTAAGATCTACATTAAGCCCAGACTGGTCAGCATCTAAATCATAGGTTGTAGCAGTAGCTGGGAGATCTACTAAGTTTCCTTCCCCGTTAACATACTGTCCGTTAGTTCCTGCCCATGTAAACGCCAAATCCGGCGTAGTTGTGGGATCAGAAACGAATACATCCAAAGCGTCTCCCTCGGTACTAGCATCCACACTTGTTACAGACCCGGAACCGCCGCCTCCCGAAGGCATCGTAACTGTTTTAGTATTAACTAAAGTTGTATGTCCAGTAGCATCTTGTACAATAGAGTCAATAACCGTAAATGTCCCTCCAGATCCTGGTGTAACAGCTGATGTAGTATCGGTCCGGCTAGTGCTGTCATGGTTAAATGTAACCGATTGATTCCCTGAATTGTTTACAGCAGTCAATTTAATACCTCCAGTAAAGGTTACAGTTTCACTATTCGTTACTTCAAAACCACCAGTGCCACCCACAAACCAGGAGTAGCTACCACCCGCAATTTCATCCGCGATTTGTTGAATGCTAACAGTTCTAGTAGGGGTACCTAAAATACTCATGTCTGCAATGATTAATAAATCAGCTGGAGCAACATCCCCAATAAGGGGGTACGTAGTTATAATACTCATTTCTTTTTCTTTTTAGTTTTAGCCCTTCGCTTGCGCTGAGGTACCTTATATTTCTTTTTACCTTCTCTTTTCGTTCCTTTACCATCATTAGCCCTATTGCGAGATGGCCTTTCCCATCTTCCATCCTTGTGATCCCAATCCCAACCAGTCATATCTCTGCCTCGCTTCTTAGCTTTACGTTTTTCTCTCTGGGCATGGGCTTTTTTATCTTTCCTATCCTTAGTCTTAGCATAGGCCAAATCTCTGTCCGCCTTCGCCTTCCTCGCTTTAGCAGATAATTTTTGTTTTGGGGCCATTTTTACATTCTATTATATGGTTATATATAATTACACGTTTTTTCCAAAAGCTACAGGTAAAAATTGTTATTGCATAATAAGGGGTATAGGGCTACATGCTTATTTATAAAAACTTTTTTCTACCGGAAACGCAATTCATTTTGCCCAGTCCCCCTTTAATTTCAGCTTTTAGCTTTTAGCTTTAGCCTTTTGCTTTGAGTTTTGCACCGAAGATTGAAGCTTTTGCTTAGGGTTTTCGGCGGGGTCTATTACAGCGCGAGCATCGCGAGCGTGTATAGCAATAACGACACTCTATATATAATAAATATGTAGATCGAGATCTGCAAAAATAAATATAAACTTTAAATTAAATTCTTATGCAACTTTTAAAATTAAAAACTTCTCAACCAAAAAACATTTTAAATATTATAATAAATAAAAATATATTACAACATCCAATTCAAATTAATAATAAATTAATTATAATTAATAAAAAAGATCTAAAAGAAGTTAATAAAATATTTAATAATAATTATTTAAAATATAAAATAATTAAATAACTAAAACGACTATATAAATATAATAATAATGTAACTAATAAAAACTATAATATGAAAGCGATCTTAATTAAAATGAATGAAGTAATGTCTAACCTGGGAGCCGCAGCTGCTGCCGCAATACGAAACTAAAATGAAAAACTATAACGAAGAATACCTGTACACTCAAGCCCTGAACTATGACTACGAACTAGCGCTCGCAGTAGAATATCTTAACTCACTAACTCAAAACAATTAATTATGTACGAAACAAATTCACAAGCATGGGACAGGATCTCAGCAAAGTATGACGAGTCTATCAGACGCACACAAATCTGCCAAGATATGTTCGGGCAGGATAATCTAAAGGGCTTAAGTCCAGAGCAGCAAGATCTGTTCTGGGCGTCAGTCTAAAGCACACGGATCCTGGTGTGAGGTGGGATGACCTCAGCTAATTGACCTCGGAGGTAACCAGCCGGGGTCCGGCGTGTATAGCATTTTTGCAGGCAAATGCGTATAGCATTGTGTATAGCAAAAACGGCACTATATATATAATATAAATGTAGTTAATAATAATAATAATTAAAATAAATATAAAAATAA